ATACGGGGGGGGGCAAAACGTCAAGCGACATTTACTCATACATATCCATATCGTCATGCAGCTGGCGCACAAGTTTAGTTAGTTTGCGAGCTTTTAACCGCTCTTGAATTTGAGCAATTTCATATTCTTCCGTTGTCATCGACTCGTCGCGACGATATTTGTCCTGGCGAGCTTTTTTGACTTTCTCATACAAATCGGGATCGTCCTTTTCTAACAAAGAATCATAATACGCAGGCGGCTTACAAGTCACACCATCACGGACGACAATGAAGTCATTCGGATAAACCTGGCTTTTATACTTTTCATACCAATCATGGCCAAGACCTGGCATGCGTGACATTAAGACAAACGGCTGCAAAGATTCGTCAACATCATCACCTTTTTGCTTTTTCATCACATAACGAGCAACATAAGCGCACGACTCAAACGTAACGCTGCCGATCAGGCTAAATCCGTAGGGCCACAACTTCTCCAACGTAGGACTACGATAATACTGGAAACCGTGCTTAACTGTATGAATCATTAAATCCGGGAATCGCAAGCCAAAAATAACTGCATGATAGTGCGGCCTTTTAAACCTGTGGCCGTATTCACCGCAAGCAAAAAAGCGAAGACCGCTACCAAACCGTTTTCGAAGACGTTTCATGAACTTTTGAAAAACGTCTTTATGAATCTTACCATCTTCCGGCAAATGTTCGGGGCTATATGTAAGAGTGAGAAATGATCCAACACGACCGGCTGTTTCAAACTCATGAACACAACGCATGGCCCACTGCCGGCTATACTCAAGCCGGCAGCCAACACACTGGCCACACGGAACGTAAATTGTCTCCGGGAGCCGACCAAGCGGACGCCAGGCATTACCGTAATTCGCCGTCAAAGAGCGTTTACCGGTTTCTTTATTTATATCTTTACTATACCACATTGGAATAGGGTGATAGCATGGCATGACAAATCAACTCCGGGGAGAATCAAAACTAACATTACATTCTAAAACCACCGCGCATGGGGATAGGGCGCTTATTTTTCGGATTAACTGTCATTCCGCGACGGAAGTTTTTATTACTCTTTTTTTTACTCATTTTTTGTCGTTTCATACAACATCAACTCCTTATAAAAAAACATCCAATATACCAAACACTAAGGAGACAACTAAAATGACTAGTACATACCAACAAAACAACGCGACCGGAGTACTAATTTTCATTCTTCATCATCTCCTTTCATGATTTTCAGGAAATACTTAGACCGCTGCTCATCAGACAAGTCATCAACCGACAGCGCATCAAAAACGCGCATCAAACGTAATGCGATCTTCAGATGCTTGTACTCATCATCTGTACAATAAATACTACGAGTTTTTCTCATATCTATCACCTCTGTTAACATTCTAACAAATATCTAATGGAATGTCAATAGAAAGGGATGATAGGCTGAACGCCACAGTACGTCACCGTTCCACTAATACGAGAGTAAAACAATTTCATCAGGGCAATCAAGGAAAAACCAAGATCACTTAAAAACCTGCGTGATGAGGCCGAGCGGGGAAGCATCAACAAGGCCTTTTGCGTTACCGAGAATACGACCGAGATGCTCATAAAGACCTTGCGGAGCAACACCAGAATAGCGATTCTGAATTTGATACTGTTTCAGATCTATCTGAGCGCGCACACGATTTACAAACTTTAGCGCATTATCTTCAGTCTGGCCCTTAGCTTGCAAATACTCGACGAGCGATCGGGCGCTAAGTTCGCCTTGCACATACTTTTCAGTCATCATTTTAACCTGATTCAAACTCGTTTCAGAATCAATTCGTAAAACTTCATGTACATTTTTTTCAATATCGCTATCAATTTTCGCGATTTCATGTGGCAGTAAAGCGTTGATCCGGTTTGTCTGCGCTCCTAAATTCACAGTCGTCGCATTCGCGACATCCGTCTGTGGACCGCTAATATACCGAGTTTCAGCATTGTATTTATCAATCTCAGACTGTGCTTTCGCAGTGCCGACGCCTTTCGTAAAATCAGCGCTGGCTTGTAAATTATTCGCATTAGCAAGTAGCTGCACTAATTGAGTCTCTAACATAGCCTTTTTATAATCTGCCTCTGTAGATGCAGCACGACCTTCCTGCGTCTTTTTATATGTATCTGCACTAAGATTCAAATTTTGCTGTTCCAAATTTTTTTCTTGCTGCTGTTGAACCTTTCGATTCGTCTTCGCAGAATACATACCAGTCATAGCATTAATACCGTTGGAAACATCCGAACCATAACCAGTATAAGCGTTAGAAGAATAAGAGGCAGTCGCACCAGCGGGCGTAGACGAACCTTGACCGCCCATACCGGAAAGCATGGGATTCAAACCGGCTTTACGCAAATCTTCAATCTCGCGCTGATGGGCCGTAGAAGACATTTTTTCTTGCCAATCGCGAGTTTTTTGCGCTTCCTGCGATTGCCACTGCATTTGCTCGCGCGAAAGTGCAGCCTGGGCATTGGCCGACTTATTACCCGACCATATGCCAAGAGCGGCACCGGCAACCGAAGATAACCAACTCATATATCATCAACTCCTTTTAGAAGTGATCAAGCATGCCAGGGACACCATAAACCGGCATCGGGCGAGCACATTTTAAATCTAAATACGCATCAAGATAAAATTGCGGTTCATCTTGCACCGCACTAATACGCTTAATCGCCTGGTAAGAAGCCTGGTCCTGGATAAACTCACCGTTAAGAGCGGGAAGCGCATCAAACTTCTGGGCAAAGTGCCAAACATCCGTACTCTGTGCATATGTCGAGCGCATCTTACCGGTAATGATAGACGGATGATAACGACATTCAGCATAACGTTCTTGATAGCCAAAAACCTGATTGTCAGCCTCAGTACCTTGTGCGTAAATTTCTTTATTAAGAACAGCCTGTTCGCTGAGATGAGCAAAAGTAGGCCAATAAAATTCTTCACGAGTCTGGCGAAGCCATGTCTTATTGATACCTTGCTGATAACTTAAATCAGTACGAATATTACACAAACCGATAACAATCCCGTGTTCAGTAAACGACTTATTAAAGCCATGAACACGCGTACTCATTAAAGCATATGCAGACAAATTGCCCTGTGGGGACGTAGTGTCTGTAGAAGACGTCTGTTGAACGGGGTTAAACATAATTGGTGTTGAATCACCGCCAAGATACTCACTACGTTGCAACCGAGCATCAGGCGAAATAATACCGAAATGTGAGCGAATAATTTCAGTATATCGGGTACCGCCACGAGCATCTTTTTCATAAAAACGTTGAAGCGCGAAAGCGGAACGCAAACTGTTAATTGTGATCGCCGTTGCACTCGACAAATCAACTACCGCTTTTGACGCATCAGCCGTAGCATGACTAGCATCAGCAGTCTGCCCGCTTATTGTGACAGTTTTCGTAAGAGCGTGAAATCCAGATTCCTCACTACCAGAGTGGGTTAACACAACGTTATGGTTTGCTTTGGCACCAGAACCTGTATTACCTAACGTAACCAAATCCGAAAAACCATTTAGCTCTACATCAGTAAAAACATTTGTAGACTCGCCCGCAGAAACAGGTAAAGAACCGAAAACAGGAAGCGACCCGGAAACCGAAGCGGTTTGACCAAGGGGTAATTCTACGCCAGGGCCTTTCTGCGGCCAAGGAAGCGCGCTTGTGAAATAATCATGACGCTTGCCGCGATAGAAACACTGTGCCGTTGTAGCATCCTGCGTAGCATCGCCGCCATAAGCGTCGTCTTCAGAAGATGTCGAAGAAAGCGGCGCGCCAGTCTGAATAGACACAGCGTTTTGAAGATTTTCGTCGCGGAACCAATCATTATAAATCTTCCAATATGCTCTGAAAGGGAAAGCAGAAACCGAAAGCTTATTTTTCACATCGGTCGGAAAACCGAAATAGTCCCAAAGCGTCTGAACCTGCGCATTGGTGGCCGTCATCTGAGGTACTTCATATTCTGTGCTCTGATAGCCAGCAAGCGGGTTTTCGCCGTTGAACTCTTTCCAGTGCTTCCAAAGCAAGCGATATGGAACGAAAAAAAAGAAAGTATCCATATAAGCATTATCCATAGCCGGAACGATCGGCGTGGCCATACGACCAAAAAGCGTTGCTTTACAATTAAAAGTATCGCCCGGGTAGACCTCATCAATATAGAACGGAACAAGTCGACCTGCATCCAGTGTAGTTTTTACTGTATGTGAGCGCTTGAAAGAAGACCGGGGAATTTGATTTTGTGGACTTATAGCAAAGTTGTGCTGAGTAGCTCTTTTTGACATTTTTATGCATCTCCTAACATCTAAATTTAGAGCACCAATCTTACATTGGTGTCAGTCGTACCAGTTACATCAAGTAGAACTGGTACGACCTGAAAACGAAAGTGACAACCATGCGGTTTTTCAGCTTTTCTGAGAAAAAGTGACATTTATTGAGAAAATGCCTATCCATTAGCATTATCGCCTGCATTATTATTCGCATTAGCCGTATGATTATCAGGCTCAATAACGGTCTTAGTAGCAAGGCCCATAGCCACAAGGTCATCTAAATTCTCTGGATTATCGACAAACTCCAAAAAAGCGGCCGGATCGTAGTTAAAACGCTTACGAACGGCCAAGGGCAAATTGTCAAAGTTACTTTTAGCTTCTATCATACGATTATACATCTCCTGTGCATTATCCGGCAGCGATGCAAAATCACCGAAAACAGGCTGCGCCGGCTGACCGTCACCATGGAAAGTCGGCATAACGCCGGAAGAATCGTACATTGACACGATATAATTAATATCTGCTTCGTCCTTAAACTGCTGCTGCGTCATAGAAGGAACAGAAGATTTCCAACCTTCACGAACACCTGTATTATATCTAGAGCGTATCTCCATCCGCTTCGCTCCTTTCAACATTAGCACACTGCATGGCATGGCAAATAAAAGCAGGCATATCATAAGGCTTGAGAAAACCTTTTTCATCATCAAACTCACCTAGACAATACAAGTGGAAATCGCCGAGGTGCTGACTAACAAGACTCCGACTATCATTACACAAATCACTAAAAGAACGGCTAGCAACCAGGTCATTCTGGGCAAAGTACGGCGTATTAAAGCACTGTGCCTTATCATCCAAGATTGAATAAACTTTAAGCATTTCGTAACAGCTCCTTTTAAAACATCAAGAATAAAATCAAAAACAGCAGTAACAATAACGGTTAAAATACGTATGAGAATAGCTGAGATCACTCCTTTCCGAGAGGGAGTGTTGCTTGGAGTAAACAGAAAAGGATCGCTCATTTTAAATATAAAAAAAATGCCCTCTC